CTTGAAAGCACAGTAATGACAGCTATCTAAAGGGAAACTATGGCTAGAACAGCACAAGAACTATATGGTATGGATGTTGATACCAATAGTTGGAAAACAAAAGCATATGAGGAAGTGTTATTATTGAAAAGAAAACTTTCTGCAGAACGTATTAAAGCATTAGATAAAGCACATATGTTCTGGAGAGATTTTAATAACATTACTGCTTGTAAAGAGGCAGATAGACATAATGATATGTTACTAGAAGAAATAGGGAGTTTTTATGAAGAATAAATTTAAAATTGGTGATAAAATAGAAGTCACTTCTAAATCTCAACACCACCCTGGACAAAAGGGTACTATTTATTCAGGTATTGATAATATGTTTATTTTAGTAAAAGTCGAAGATGAGAAATATAAGTATGCTTTTAAATCTAAAGATAAAGAAGGTAAGTATTTACAAATTGACCGTAGACATTTAAAAGTATTATAATGAATAACTTATACTATATTATTGATTTCTCAAATGTAGTTATAGATATTATAAAAGCTAATAGTTGGTTTATGGCATGGAATATTGCTATAACTAATTATGGTAATTATTACAATGTTATTGCTATACCAATTAAATAAGGAGGAACATGCCAAAATTATCACAAACAAGTAAAATGAAAATTAATAATAAAAAGGTAGCATCTTGGAGTTTAAATGCAGGTACATCCTGTCCAGGGGCTAAAGGTGCTGAAGTATGTGAATCTTGTTATGCTAAGAAAGGAATGTATCGCTTTCCAGTAGTAAAAGATGCACGCTCTTATAACCAACAAGATTACCATAAACCAGATTGGGTAGATCGTATGGTTGCCAAGGTTTCTAAATTAGACTATTTCCGTTGGTTTGATTCTGGAGATATAGAGTCTTTAGAATTAGCTAAAAAGATGTTTAAAGTAATTGATAAAACTCGACAAACTAAACATTGGCTACCAACTCGTAGCGATAAAGTTGCAACTATTAGACGTGTTATGTTTAATATTGATACAAAATCTATTACTGAAGAACAACTACCTTTTAGGGAATTACCAAATGTAGCAGTACGTCTATCCGCAGATAATGTTGGATTATCAAAACCTGAACGTGATGGTGTAAATGCCTTTGTCATTCGGCAAGAGGATCTAGCTGAAGCTCAACGTCGTAACATTTATATATGTCCAGTGACCTTACCAGGTTCTACGCAATTTTCTTGTGACTGGTGTACAAAATGTTATGAAAAGGATGGAGATGTCGCTTACTGCTTGCATCAATCATATTGATTACCTACAAGTTACATTACCAGTATACTATACACAAACTTTTAAGACCAAGCCAGATAAAACATTTCTGGTAGGTATGAATTGGGCTAGATCTTCTTATCACTATATTCAAAATAAAGTAAAACAAGATTTTAATGCTCTACTAGTGCCACAACTTAGTTGTAGTAATTTTAAAATAGAAGGTACATATGAAACTGCTTATGTGTACTACTATAAAAACAAGACTAGTGATCTTACTAATGTTGCCGCTTGGTCTAGTAAGATAGTACTAGATGCTTTTCAAAGAGCAGGGATCATTAAAAATGACAACGTACAGTATTGCCTTAAGGAAACTTTTATGGTGGGTGAACAAGATAAAGAGAACCCTAGGATGGAAGTTTTTGTACGTCCTTATACAATAGAGGAAGAAACAAATGAATAATATATTTTATTATATAGGTGATTTAATAGCTTGTTATTTACATAAGATATTTGGATCACAAACACCTAAAAAATGGGAGGTAGAAGAATGGGGAATATAGATTACACAAAATTATTTGAATATTATGAAGGAAAAGATCAGTATCCTGATGATGCTTTTAAAATTTCACCATCCAGTATTGAGGATTTCTTTTCAAGTAAAGTTTCTTGGTATAGAGAAAACTTACTAGGAGAAGATAAAAGGTTCACAGGTAGTACATCCAGTGTTTTGGGAACTTGTGTTCATGCAGCTGCTGAAGTAGTAGCTGAGGCTAAACGCCAAGGATTACAGCATGATAGTGAAGCTTTACATGATGCTGTAAGTGCTTATATTGAGACTTTTAACGGTAAGGAAGGTTATGATACTTCTTATATACATGCCAACTGGAAATCAATGGCAGAACTGCTAATAAAAGAATATGTATTACCTACTAATACTATAGCTACTGAAAATTTTATTATCAACAACTTAACTGAAAAAGTTTATGTTGGAGGTACTTATGATGCCATCACTAGCTCTGCTCCTACTGATACTATTGATATGGTATTAGCAGGAACACATGTTGGTTCTATCACTGTACGTGATTATAAGACAGCTAGTAGTAAACCTTCTTCATTTAGTTGGAAGTATACATTACAGGCATTTACTTATGCATATATTTTAACAAATATGGGTATTAAGGTTGATAATGTAGAATTATGTTTTGTTGTTCGACCTACAAAAACTTTACCTGCTAGGGTATTTAATTTTACTAAATGTTTTGGTCCCAATGAATTTGAACTAATTGAGGGTATATTGAATCTTATTGCAGAATCTGTAGATACGTGGAATGAATACCCAGATTGTAGATATTTATTAGCTGGCGATTACAGATTAAAGAATACATAAAGTGACCTATCGATGTCGATAAACTCAAGTACACCAAATTAAGAAAGGATTTATATGGCAGCAAAATTATTAATCAATGCTCCATCTAATAGCGGTAAAACTACTTTACTAAAAGATTTAGATGATGCATTAGTCATATCAATTGATGGTAAGAAATTCCCATTTCCAATACCACATGTCAATGTAACCTCGTTTTCAACTATGCAAGAATTCTTGGATACTATAACAGAAAAAGTTGAAGCATATAATGATAAGTTAGGTCATTATCCTGCAACTATAGCTATTGATTCAGTATCTCGTGTCTTTGAAACTGCAGCTAATAACTGTGCTGAAAAATATAGTGGTTATAATGTTTATTCAGCGTTAAATAAAGAAATAGCTGCACTTACAGCATATTTAGAGTCTATAGTTGATTCTGGTACTAATTTAGTTATTATTTCTCATAGTATATGGGATAAAGATAGTGGTCGCTATGTTTTAGTCGATCAAGGTTCATTTGGTAAAGCGGGTGGATTCTTATCGGTTGTGGATAATAGTGCCGCAATCGAAGTTAAAGCTAATAAGCGTATAGTACATCATCGTAGTGCTAGAATGGCAGCTAGAACAATCTTGACAGAAGATGAATTACCTGATCAAGTTGAGATGGCTAACTATAACTTACAGGATCATATCACATTATTGGCCTCTAAGGATGATGAAGTAGCTGATTTTATACTATGAGCAATTATAGTATAAATGAATTAAAAGGACAGATAGCTGTACTCATTTTACTAGTATTTATAGGTGGTACAGCATTTGGATGGATAATGAATATAATTAGTTTGATACAAGGTTCATATGAATCTATATCAACTATTATAGTAGGTTGTATAGGAGTTATTATCCCTATACTAGGAGCACTCGTTTATTACTTAGCGGGTTAATAATATAAATAATAAAGGAATAAACAATGGCATTTTTAATAGTTAGCACAGAATCGGTAGAAAAAGAAGGTAGTGGAGATTATATCCAAACATCTGGTATATATGATCTTAATTTAAAACATGTAGAAATTGTAGAAACAAAAAATGGTGCATACCAAGCTAATTACTTTTTTAATAAAGTAATGTCTTATGGTAATAATGTTATCAGTACTCAAGGTGAGCCAACATTTGGTTACAAGATTTTGGAATCTTTAGCTGCTATCATAGGAGAAGAGGCATTATCTGATCCAGAGCCGACTACAGTCACATTTAAGGCTGGAGATAAAGAACTTAACTGTATTCCAGAGCTTAATGATATTGATATTAAAGCATGGATTCAATTCAAGTACAGAGTATGGAATGGCGAAATTCGTGAGGATGTAATAGTAAAACGCTTCTATAGAGCTTCTGATGGTGCTAATGGTAAAGAAGTATTATCTGGAGAAGATATTGGTACTAGACTAAGTAAAGATATTGCTGTAGCAAGTGAGAATGTTTACGAAGATGGTACTACACCAGAAAGTGTTGCTGCTTGGAAAGCTGCTAAGGCTAAAGGTGAATCAGCTAAAGGAACTGTAGCATCAACATCAGCTGCCCCTAAGAAAGCAGGATTTCCATCTAAAGCAGGATTCCCAGGAAAGAAATAATGGATAATGTTATTAGACATATTGGTTTTGGTAGCACATTAAACTGGCCTAATTTATATAAACATGTTAGAAACACAGTTAGATATGAATGGCTAACTAATGCTAATTATGATGCTAAAGAACTTCTAAAAGAAGAGTTACCTACTGATCTACAAAAGACTATGGAATTATGTATTAAATACCCTACATTGTCTTTCTATGGAACTGAGAAAGTCCATGGTACCAATATGGCTGTATGCTTTACTAACGACACGTTATGGGTACAGGGAAGAAATCGTATAGTAACTATAGATAAAGACCAGAATGGTA